AGTGACAAGATCAGTGGATGTGGGCATTTGCCAACTGAATGGCGTTGTTGGATTGCTCATGTTTTCTCCTTATGCGACCTGCGTCGCGTGTTCCCAGTCTAATGTAGGTATGATTGAATTCCATGTTTCGACAATCGGCACGTCGTTCCATCTCATGGCTTGAAGTGAGAACGCCAGCGGCGAAAGATTGAGCGAAACGCTTATTTCGTTGTAAGCGGCTTGAAATGTCCAGCCCTCAAGAAATCCAAGATATGTACCGGCCGACATATTCAGCGGCAAATCTGCAATCGCCAGTGGCATTCCCATGAATACATTAATCAATGAATCTCGGTCGCCATCATCAATCTCAGGATTTGTAAGCTGATAAGTAATCTGATTGAAGTTATATTGGGGATAAGCGCGAAGCTCTAAATAGAAATCGGCTTGATCTTGGGCATCGGTTGCATGCTTTACTGTCGTTGTGAATATCTGAGCAAGCTCGCCATATAAGCCAACCGATGCTGGGTCTGTTGCGCTAACTTCGTTTGTTGAATTTGTGCCATATTTGAGCGTTATCGTATTCCGCACGTCTCCAGTGCGTTGCTGAATGCTTAATCCAGAACCTTGGGCATCGTTGGCCGAAAGATTGACATAGCCATTTTGTGCCAAATATGTCGTTCGGTGTGTCGAATCGGCGTAAGAAATTTGGCCTTGAGCATTTTCATAAATATAACCCAACCCGCTACTAGCTAAAGCAGAGACGAGAGAATAGACATCGGTTCGACTTGATGAACGTGCTGCAAGTTCGTAATTGCCCGGTTGGTCGATTTCACCAAGTCCAGTGTTACCAGCGTCTAACCATTGAGTAGTCGGATCATAAGTTGCCCACGTTAGAGCTGCTGGAACCGCTTGCCACTGAGCAAATAGAACACCCTGAAGAATCGTGTAAATCTGGTCGCCATCAAAGTCTTGATTGAGAACGCCATTTGTCAAAGCCTTTGGCAATCTTGCCAACGCGCCCAATGCAATGATTTTGATGCGCTGGGCATAGTCCACATTTCCCAATTCAGCCACTGAAATTCCAACTTCCACGACGGAACCACCAAAGATTGGAATGAACGTAGCTGTTGAATCTTGCAACTCAATAGTCAATGAATCATTAATTCCAATGACCACATTTGATTGATCTAAATTAATAAGTTCAATGTTGGTGTATCCGGCTTGAGCCTGCTCATAGATATTAGTTCGCCCAGATGAAATCGTTAGATTAGAAAGAATGGCAGTCTGATATTGAGTGCCGCCAATCGTGACTCGCCATACTGGATTAAAGATTGTCATTAGATTCCCACTAAATTAGTTGCGCCGCCTGTGCCCCTAAAAAAGCTGTTATTCTGAGCGTCATTAATTGCTCGCGTGAATCCTTCTTCATCAATAATTGATGCAGCATTGACATTGATTACAATTCTTTCAGCCGTTGAAAGACCACCAGTGACCCCTAAGCGACTTGTTGCAGCTGCTTCTCTGGCATTGCGTAGGCGTTCAGTTTCAGCTTTGAGAGCTTCGCGTCTTAGAATTGCAGCTTGCATCGCTGGTGAATATGCCCCTAATGGTGCGCCGGTAAAAGTTCTCGGATCACTACCGGGCACAAATGTTGATTCGCCGCCGCCGCCGCCGCCGCCGCCAAATGTATCTCCGCCAATATTTGGGTCAAATTCTGCACCACCGGCTCTCAAGCCTTTGGAATTGTCTCCAGTCAAACCAAAGAATCGAGTGACTGGATTATCTGTCATGAGCTTGATGAATGCCTTGACCGCATTGACCACCTTTGTGACAGCTGTGACAATCTTTCCAAATCCAGTGATAGTCGTTGAGATTATTGTGCCAAGAATGTCAAATGCGACTTTAAGTGTGCCACCAATAATGGGAGCCAAGGTATCTCGGGCAAATTCTCCAACTGCCTTCATAACGTTAAAAAATGGCTTTAATTCTTCGGTATTATCGCCGATGGCTTTTTGAATCTTTTCAAATGCACCGCGCAATCCGTTAATGGCTGGCGTAAGAATTGATGAGAATATTGGAATTAAGAAATCATTTATGAATCCCCAAATGCCTTTGAAAGCTGGGAGTAATACTTCTTGAATATATGATCCAAGAAATTTGATGACTGGCTGTAATTTTGGTCCAATTTCATCTGCAAATTTTGCAATAGCCGGCACTACATCCTTAACGAAAGTATTGACCATCGGTGTGATTGCATCGAGTACAAATGAACCGACTGTCTCTTTGCCTTCATCAAATGCGACATTGAGACGAGCCATCTTGCCCGCAAATGTGTCGGCTTGCTCAGATGCCTGATTCTTAAATGTCTCACTGAGCTTGGCTGTGATTTCTTCGAATGACATAGTTTTGAGTTCTGCTGCACTAATGCCTACTCCCAATTTGCCCAAAGCCGTGTTCTGGCCTTCGGCACTTTTTGCAAGCGCATTTGAGACTGCCTCTAAACTTTTGCCACTACCGGCCGCAATATCGAGCGCAATTGATTGCAACTCTTGAGCCTTGGTGACATCTTTTGTGCTTCTGAGTAAGCGATCAAATGATGGCCTCAGCTCGTCATCGGTTTTTCCAGTCAATAAAGATGTCTTGAGAATTTGTTTTTCGACAGCTGCAATTTGGTCATCAGTTGCGCCAGTTACGTTCTTGAGAGTTGTGGCCAGCTTAGCTTGAGCAGCTTCATCGGCAATGGCTGATTTGACGCCATCAATTAAGAGCTTGGATGCATAAGCTGCTGCGGCTACGCCGGCGGCCGCAAATGCTAATCCGGCCTTCTTGCCAAAGTCTGAAATCTTAGAGCTTGAGCTTTGAACGTCGTTATTGGCTACGTTGAGCGACTTCTTGAGTTGATCTACATCAGCCAGAATCGAGAGCTTGAGCGTTCTACTTTGTCCGGCCATTACCACTCCTTCAATATCTCAGTGAAAGCATTTTCCCACTTGGCAATGATATTTGGCTGCTCGGCTCGCAGAGTTGGATATATAAACCAGCCTTTGGAACCTCGACCTTCTTTACCCGACCAAATTGGGAATTGCTTTAACTTATTAGACCCGAATTCGTAGCCACCCCAAAGTTGTTGAGTTGTGCCACCGCCAGAGAATTTCTGACTGGCAAAGCCAAATGACAATTCTCCAATCTTTGAAGATTTGGAGACACGTGAGCCGGATGCAATTCTGTCATCAGCATTATTTTTGGTGCGATTTGCAGCTTGAATAATTTTGCCTTGAACGTAAGTGGCTAAGCCGCCGCTGACGACTTTGGCTTGAGCAACAGCTTCTGCGTCCATTGCTTTGAAAGCAGCAGTAACACGACGCAAGTCGGATTTGTCGTAAGCAATATTTAGCTCATCCGCCATGTTGCTGCTCCAATATCTCAAAGGCCGTAAGAATCTGCTCCGCCGTCGTCCATTCACTCATCGGAATCTTTGTGGCTATTGCAAGCTCAAGGACTATTCGGCTGAGACTTCCGACGGCGTAGCTTTTGGGTCTGCGTTCCCGGCTCCTATATCTGCAACGCCTTCACACCAAATGTCGTAAGACTTGACCGGCTTGCCGGCAGACTCTCGCTTCATTGAGTTATAGGCTAGAAATAAGAGATCAGAAATGCCAATCTTTTCTTCTGCTTGCTGAATTGTGAATCCAGTCTTTTGCTCCCACTTTTGCCATTCTGGCGGAGCCGCTGTATAGGTAGCGACTTCTCCAGATTGGTATGTAACCTCGATATTTAGTTTCATGCTCCCGGCTCCTTTATTAGCTGATTGTCAAGACTGGTGTGGTCACGCAAGTGAATGCAAGAGATACTGTCTGCGCATCTGGTGCAGTGCCGCCGGCTGATGGCAAGATTGGCTGCACATCAAATGCAAATGATGCACCTGTGTCGGCCACTAATACCACTGGAAGTCCTGTGTTGGGTGCGTTTGTTGCAGCAGTCCAGAGAGCTTCGCAAAGTGATGAAGCCGCGCCCCAGTCTGCAAGCATTTCAACGGCAAATGTGCCTTGAGTATCGGTTGTGAAATACGCTTTTCCGTCAAGTGTCTGATAAGTATTGATTGTCGAATCAACAGTCAATGTTGCGGATGTTGCTTGGGCGTCGAAATTATCACTGTCGATTGTGAAAGTGATGTCTCTGCCAGTGATGATAGTCGTTGCCATGAGTTTTCTCCTTAGTCGGTGTAATACGTTGAGACTTGCAAGTCAGACGTCAAGAATTTTCCTGCGCCGACTTCCAAAGGTGTGGGTGAGCTGACATCTCCGACGACGTATCCGGCCGGCATAGTTGAGATGATTGAAATCATTAAATCTTCAAGGTTGGTCAAAGCTGCTGCGTTGCTCGAATAACCGACGACGCCGGTGATAAGCATATTAATCTTGACTTTGGTAGTTGCTCCATTGATTAAAGTGCTTTCCAAATATGGTGCGTCTGGCACGATGCAGATTGATGGGCTAGTCATTGCTTCTGGAATGCCGTTATAGACATTGGCTGCAATTGTTGAAAGTGCAGTCTGCAATGGTGTGCGGATGTCGGCTTCAATTGTCATAAGCAAAGAGTTTCGACTTCAAGGAACGGCCCTAAAAGACCCACAATTCTGTTGGTCAAGCTGCGGCCAAGGACGAATGGTGACGGCTGAAATTGGTCGCTCATGATTTGATTGCCCGGAGCTGTAACACTTTGGAACACTTCTACCGACACAACAAGGATTGCTGACTTAATGGGAGCAACGCCAGAGTATAAATCGCCAGCGGTTGCCCCATCAATACACGCAAGCCCGCTCGGAATGATTGGGATGGTGTATGTGCTGTCTGCTTGCCCCGTTGCAGACGTAAAGACCATCGGAGCAATGCGATCATCTGTGACTGTGACTGTCGCATCATAAACGCCGCATCCGGTAATGACGACATCTTGACCCGGCACGAAATAATTAACGCGCTGAGTTCCATAATAGGCAATTGAATTTTCTACAAAGATTTCTGTGACTGCTGATTGGTATCCAGTAAGCAATGGCAGAATCGTCAGCTCTGCGCTGTCAATCATCTGCTCAAGATATGCGTTGGAATAGAGAGATACGGAAACGCCAAGAATTTGGCGCAGTTCTGCGGCTGTGACTATTTGTGGCATTTCCGTTCCCTTCTACTGCTCGACCACATCCGGGAGCGGCTGTGGCCGATGATTGATTTTTAGCTTATGACTTTAAATCCACCAGCTGCAAGCTTTGTGGCACATGCACCATAAGAGTTGAGTGAGATTTCAACTGTTCCGTCAGATGGCTTATTGACATCAAGACGATAGTTTCCGCTCTCGTACCATGTGAATGCATCTGGCTCAAGAACGACCATTGAATCATCGCCTGTTCCAGTAAATTCACCAGAATTATCCACATAGAAGTTCAATCCAAGTACGACGCCACGTTGTGACTGTCCATTGACTTGACCAGCCTGATTTTGTGGGAAATACGCATTGAACAATGGTGTTCCATTGTCGTTGTAACCCATGATGTTTGACCATTGTCCCGGTGACACCAAGATGTTACGCGCAAAGCGTTGAGTTCCTGAATAAACAGCTGCATTAGCGCGGCTGACATATCCAATCAATCCCGCAGCTGTGTTAGCTGTTGAAGTTCCATCAGCTACCGCATCTGTCTTGATTTGATCTGCAACGTACTTGTTCTGAGAGAACGCCATAGCTGATCCCATGATTCGAACAAGCTCATTGAAGAAATCTGGTGAGCTGCGCTCGATGATTTCTGTGGTCAAAATGTTACGGCCTGCAAAGCGTGTGATTGGAACAGAAATGAAGCTTGACTCAATTCCTGTATTTGAAACTGCGCCACCTTCTGCAACTGCTGCAACTGTCGCGATTTGAGAAATCTTAGGGATTTCGAATTGAAGCCCAGCGTCCGGCAAAGTTCCACGGCTGACTGCATCAATTGCGCCGCGTGTTCCATTGCTTAGTCCGTTGATAACTTCTTGCAATTGACGTGTTGGGTTGAAAGCTGGGTTAGTTGTTCCAAGGTCATCATTAGCTGCTGCAACGTAAATTGCAGAATCTGACATTGGGTTTAACTTTGCTTTGATTGAGTGTTCCATCCATGAGCCAAGATTGACAATTGGTGATCGTGGTGAAGTGAAATATGGTGCTGGCTTGTTAGCATGCACGATTTGCGCTGAAGCCTCTACCGATTCAACGGCTGGTGCTTCTGTTTTTTCGGTAGTGGTATCCACTGCGTCTCCTTCGGTTGGTGTTTCTTCTGGTGTGACTTCGGTAGTCGCTGCGACATGACTGACGCGAGCTTCATCGAATGCTGGGTTGTGTGTTAATGCGACGCCGACCAAAGTCGCTGAATTGACGACCATTGTGCCGTCCTCATTAAATCCATGGTCTGCGACATTTGCTTCAACTGAGAATCCATCGCGAAGTCCATCCATCGCTTCTTGGATTGCATCTGAGCCGGCAGTGGTCTTTGAAATCTTAAAAGTTGCATTGATTGATTTGCCATCTGGTGCAAGCTCCATTGATAACGTCTTTCCAATTGGTCGCTTTGAATCGTGTTCCAGATTTAGCTTGACCGATGCTGGAATTAATGAACCGGATTTGAATAATACTTTTCCGGTCGATGCATTTGCTGGCGTATCGAATTGCACAATTTGGCCGGTGATAGTGCGTTCTTCTGAATCGGCCGCTGTGATTGTGAATGGTGTTAATACCTTCATCGGATCATTTCCTCTGCTACTCGGATTTCTTCTGCACTCAATGCGCCAACGCGATTGAGGATTTCATAGATTTGCGCACGTTCTAAAGCTGAGCCGCGCAAGTAGTCATCAAGTGCGTATTCCACGCGCTGCGTTGATGGCGTGAAGTCCGGCATTGACAGTCTTTCGGTAATGGAGTTCATCAGCGGAATCAAAGAGAAATCAAGCAAAGTCTGACGCGTAGTGCTGGCGTTTGAATAAGTCATTGATGAACCAGTCTCGGCATCAATGAAATAAGCGGGAATTCCCAAAGCTCTGGCGAGTTCTGTCGCGATGTACGAACGCGCTGCCGCAAGTTGTAATTTCTCTGGGTCGAATCCCAAAGTCTCCAGCGAAATATCCGCATTCAAGAATGCCGTTGTGCGATTTCTACGACTTGCACCCCAAGACTCCAGGAGTTTAGCAATGCGATCTGCTGGCAATGCTGTTCCATTGGATTTCAATACCATTTGTGGAACAGGCTCACGCGCATAAAGAGCTGCGGCACGTTCTAACTCTGCACCGGTGCGAATTGTCATTCCGGCGCGATTGAGTAAGCCTTCATCATTTCCGTAAAAGACAACAAGCGAACCGACGCCAAATGTTGGCAATGGTGTATGACCATCAATTGAATACGATTCAATTTCTGTTGAATCTGAATTTGTGTTGATAGTTACACGATCCGGCGAAATTCTTTGAACACTTCGAACGCGCTGCGTATCGGCGAACAGCTCAGTAATCTGCCAATACGCGTAACCATGAAACAGCAAATCTTCTAGCGTCCAGACGTATGTCGCAACGCCGGGAATGCGTGGGTCTGGTGTGCGAATAACTCGCGGCGGGTCAATACTCATTCCAGTAACACGATCACGCACTTCAAGGCCAATCGATGCAATCGATGAGCAGATGATGTTGCGACCGCGAGCAATGGCCGGCACACTCATCGCTTCTTGACGTGTAGCTGTGCGATTACCGCGAAAGAATGGCGAGAGTGAATCTAGTGTCGTTACTGGAGCAAGAGATGCAGAGACATCGTATGTCAGCTCTGTGACGGATGATGTTTTGACAAATAAGTCTCTGAATCCCATGCGAGAATTTTCCCACGCTGAAAGCATTACCCAACGAGAATGTCAATCTCCGTCTCTGGGCGTGTCGCAAAGTGTGAAACGAGAGCTGTGGCAACGCAAGCCGGAATTGCCGACTGACTGGCACGTCTGCCCAATACCCAGCCGCCATCGCCACGACGCAATTGAACAGCTGAGAGCATTTGTGTGGTCAGTTCAGATTGGCCTCGATGTTTAAGACGCCCAGAGTTGATTGCTCCCAGCATCTCATCGCAGCTTTGCGGGTAATCCGAATCCATGTCATAAATCGGAATTCCGGCCGGCTGCATTCTTGCCGCGACCGCGCCAGATGTTCGGCGTGAGTAAAGCAAATGCTCAATGGGATATTCGCGGCAGTATTTAGCTGCATCGTTGGCAATCTCACGATCATCTAGCTGCACTGAGTTCTCCCAAGTGTGGAGCAGCTTGACGATGAATTTCTCATCGCCTAATTTCTGAGCGGCGACTAATGCTGCAAATCTACGATCCGGCGAGCAGTCGATAGCCATCCACGTGAGCTTCTCTGGGTCAAGGTCAATCTCCTCATCAAGACACTCATTCCACTCAGCTGAGCCGACGACGCTGGATATGGTCTGAACCCATCGGCACAACACCTCGGTCATGACGACTTCGATGGGGTCATTGAACACGGCTTTTATATTGTCCGGGTGAATCGTTATTCCAAGGCCGGGATTTGCATAGGCCGCATTCTCAATCGATAAGACTTCTGTGGGAGATGACCACTCGAAATATCCAATGTCATCAACTGCTCCGGCAGCAGCCGCCATGCCACGCTCTTTGAGCAAATTCAGCACGACGGAATGAGAATCACCAGCATTGCTGAAACAATTGACCTGTGGATTCTTGGCTGCCATCAAGGTATAGCGCAAAGCAGCAAATGAATCCAAGTCCTTCATTTCACGCAGCTCATCCAGATGCACAACCTCTGGCTTACTCAATCCGCGAGCTGCTGAACCGCCGGCTTTGATAACGAATCTGTTACCAGACAAGGTTTCAATTTCTTCGGCTCCATGTTGCCATCTGATTCGCTTGACTTGCTTTGCCAAATCATCGTTAGCTTCGATGATGGCCACTAGCGATCTAAACTGCTCCAGCGATGTGACTAATCTGTGAGCTGAGCCGACTTGCAGTGATTCATCCCAGTGAAATAAACCCATCGCGATGCGGGCAAGCATGTACGTCGATTTCCCATTTTGCCGGGCAACTGTGGCCACTGTGATGGGATGGAAGTACCGGCCGTCCGGCTTGAGCTTGAGCGATTGAACCGCCAGCCATTTTTGCCACGGCATAAACCCGCCATCGATAATCTGGTCAGCAAAGTCAATCAATTCAAAGCCTCGGCTGGGCAAATCATTGAGCGGCGTGTGGATTCGAGGCACTTCATGCCCAAAGACCTGAGCTGATTCCGGCTCTGAAACCGATGTGAGCCGATTTGAGACTAGTTCGTCCTGCTCGTGACCAACTATGGTCAATGATGGCTTAATCATGACTTAGTGACACGTTCTTGGGTATATCTTGCCCATGG